TATTCAATTGACCCAGAGCCGTACCCAATTAGAATTTGGGCTTAACGAGGTAGCTATAATGTCGCAAGAAATCTACAATATTGTTTTAGGCCTAGCAGGTACGCTTGGTGGTTGGTGGCTAAAAGTGATGTGGGATTCTTTGAAAGAATTGCAAGCTGCTGACAAAGATTTAGTCGAAAAAGTTAGCCGTATTGAAGTTTTAGTTGCAGGCAATTATGTCAGGCGCGAAGAATTTGACCGAGCAGTCGAACGTCTTTTTGTCAAGCTAGATAGCATTGAACTCAAGATTGGCGCCAAGGCTGACAAATGATATTTCCATTACTTGCACCACTACTTGCTACCCTTGCCCAAAACGGGCTTGGGTTAATTGCTGATGCGGTAACAAAGAAAGGTCAACAAGTAGTTGAGGATACGCTTGGTATTGATTTAACACCTACACCATCGCCTGACCAATTAGTAGAATGGAAGATTGCGGCACAATCGCATGAGAAAGCATTGCTTGAAATGGTGTACGCAGACCGTTCTAATGCTAGAGAGCGAGAGGTACAAATAGCCACAAGTGATGCCGCACCATTATTTAATAAACTAGTGACGCCTGTTTTGGCTGTCGGCACTATTGGGCTTTCCTTCGTGTTGTTTGCGGTGCTTATATTTGTTGATGTGCAACCAGTCAGCAAAGACATTTTGATTTATATTCTTGGCGTACTGTCTGCAGCTGTCACTCAAATATTATCTTATTACTTTGGAAGCAGTCAGGGGAGCAAAGACAAAGCAGACGAACTCGCACAGCTAACTAAATAATGATTGTAGAAGAGTCGTTACTAGCTTGCGGTGTTAGTGAACGTAACGCACATAAATGGTTGCCGTATCTTAACGAGGCTTTGCTTAAATATGATATTGACACACCGTTTCGGCAAGCAGGTTTTATCTCGCAAATATGTCACGAATCTGGCAACCTACAATTCGTTGTTGAAAACCTCAACTACTCTTCCGCAGGATTACAAAAAGTATTTAGTAAGTACTTCACCAAAAATTTAGCAGAAGAGTACGAACGCCAACCCGAACGCATTGCTAACCGTGTGTATGCAAACCGAATGGGCAACGGTGACGAGCAATCAGGTGACGGGTGGAAATACAGAGGTCGTGGGTTGATTCAATTAACAGGCAAGACAAACTATATGTTGTTCACAATGGAAGCCGACAACGAGGCTCTAATCAAGCCTAATGCGGTTTCTGAGCCTGACTTGGCGTGCGAATCTGCGGCATGGTTTTGGAATCGCAACGATTTAAACAGTTTCGCTGATAAACAAGACGTGCGAGGCATGACACGCAGAATAAATGGCGGCTTTAATGGGTTACAAGACCGCCAGATAAAGTACAACAAAGTTTTAGCTACGTTGAAATAATTGATACAAGCGTAACTATTAATACAAGCACGTTTATAAATATAACTGCGTCTATAAAGTGTAAGCGGTTCATTAATTTTTTCCTTTAATAGCTTCAATCGCATCTTGCAAATCAGCCAGAGCGTGAAGCCTGACTTTAACCATTTGACCTGTTTCAAATGCGTCGCACACAGGTGATCGATGTGTGGCTTCAGTCCAGTCTATGACGGTTTTTGCGGCCATATAAAGTTCGTTTAGCTTTTCTATTTCTTGAAATTTTGCTTGTTTAATATCTTTAATATACGCAAGCAACTCGGCGTATTCTTGAGCCGTAACGGTTGTGCGCTCAACAGATACATTGTTGCCTGACGTAAACTTCTCGCGCAAGGTTTGCATGATGTCGTTCATTCCTCTACTCCAAAACGTTTTCTAATTTCATCGGCGCACCAAGTCGCCAATACATCTTCACCCGCATAGTCTTTATCAATTTCGTAGCAAATATCTACACAATCTTTAATAATCAACTTAGCAAATCTTTCTAACTCTTTGCCATGGGACACTACATACATCTCGTCAAACTTAGGAAACCCTGCCTCAAGAATTAACTCTTTGATTCGTTCGTTCATTTCGCCTCCTGTGTTATTGGGGTTCCTTGCTCATCTAGCCACCAAGGCCAAGGTGCGTCAGGGAAATCGTCACGCAGACAATGTGGCGTGTTTGATGGGTAAGAGCGTTGGTTGTGTCCGTCTTTACATAACGTGTGTATCGGCTCGTGTGACTGGCAAGTGCGACAGGTTACGTTCATTTCGCCTCCATTATTGCTTGCAAGTTGGCCGCCATCAACGCTTTACTATGCTGGTCTGCGGCTTTTCTTGTTAAATGAATTAAGCCTGCATCAAGAATTTTACAATCAATAGATTCATCATACCAAGACACAGAATAAGAATGTCCAGATGCGTCAGCTATAAAGTATAGGGCGTGTTTAGTTAATGCTTTATTGTTTGGCGCAGGAAACTTTACCCCTGCTAACTCGCACATCGTGACTTGTGGTGCGGTTGGCTTTATGCCTATTGCGTAACTTAAATTAGGGCAAACAAGCACCTCTTCTAAGTAAGATGCTGACCAAGTTTTTGAATCTGCTAACAAAACCCATATACACTGGTCGGTATCCTTAAGCCATTGCTTGATTAGTTCTGCTTGTGGGTGTTTCATATTATTTCCTTATTTTTTGATTGTGTAGTAATGTTGCTCTTGCTTTTATATCTTCTATCTTGGCAATTATGTGATTGCTTACATCAAAGCCATGATTTTCAATTATTCGTAGCTTGATTTTGTCAATCTGCATGTGTTCATAATCCGTGCCTTGATATTTATAAAGCAAATAATTAAGGAACTCCATATCGCTTTTTAGCTTAACGCGGGTCATCTTATCCCCTGTATATGTTCCAAATATCGCAAATTAACTACACGTTGTTGCTTCATGTTCCTGTTAGGTACAAGTGCCCTGTTAATCGCATCGTATCGTTTACATAATTTTTCAAAATCACCTGCTTCATCAATTAACTTTTTTGCCGCAAGAGTTTTTTTGATGGGCATAACAGCGTCTTTTTTGTTGCCCACCTTGTATACAGCACATTGGCGGTTTTTGTTTGATAATTTCCAGCCTGATATGTAAACTAGTTTTTTCACTTTTAATCGGTTGATAACTATGGCAATTGTTGTTTCGTGAAAACCACGTCTATCGGCAATTTCACGCGGTTGTACACCATCACTATCGTCTAAAAATGCTTTGTACACGGCTTGTTCACCAACGTTTTTAGAAGTTTTTAAACAATCTAAAGATTTGATGTCTTTTGTTAATGGCTCATTACTCATAACGCCCTCAGCGATTTGTAATAAGCCCATTTTTCTTGGTACTCAGGCAACTCAGAGGGTGGCACAAAGCCAAGCCTTTTGAGTGTGGCAAGCACATCGGTTTCTGCTGCTGGCACGTATGCTTTATGATCTTTCGGGTAGTTCAACATGGTTTCTCCTTTGGTTTTACTTCAATTTGTATCTATCACGACACGGCGCACATGCACCATCTATCAAACGACCTGACCATTCTCCACACAAATCGCAGTCACCCTCAACGCCTTTGTCTAGCTTTGCGGCATCGCTGATTTCTTGCAACTTTGCGTCAATGGCAAGTTGTGTTCTGTCGCTTGCTATGTCAACGTCATCGCTCATTTGTTTTCCTCAATAAATATTTAATTTCAACAGTTTTGGCGGCTTCTCTTAACTTAGATGCGTTAGTTTTTTTAAACACTTCTAACGCAACGGCTACAAACGTTTCTATCTCTGCTCGCTCATCGTCACCCCAACCGATTAGCTCAGCAACGCACGACTTTAAACGCTCGTCTTTCAATTTAGCAACCGCTTGCACGGTGTACTCTAGGTCTTCACGACTAAGCGTGTGCCGTTCTTTTAAAAGCCGAATCATGTCTTGCGTGATTGCGGACACGATTGCTTCTGCGGGTTTCATGCAAAGCAAGCCAGTAGAAGCGTCAGGAACGCCATAGACACGATTGCTTCTGCAAGTTTCATGCAAAGCAAGCCAACAAAAGCGTCAGGAACGCCATAGAAGCCACAGAGTATGCTTGGGTTGGTATTGTGTCGGCTATGCGTTTTTCTTTGCTGTATTCGCCTGTAATCATTGTGTTTCTCCGTTAATGTGTAAACAATATTAACACACTATTTACACTATTTAATAAGTACTTACCCTACTCTGTAAATATAGGTTTGTCGTGGTCCAGCCTGGTACTCGGCTGGTGCGGTTTTTAAACGCAAAAGTTTGCCACTCTTAATCATGCGTAGCAGTGTAATTTGTACAGTCTCTTCTTTTAGATGTAATGCTGATGCAATTTCATTCGTATTTTTGTTTGCGTTTTCTGTTAAATAAGTAATAATATTTTTTGAAATCATAATATTTCCCTAAAATTCAAATTTTTTTAATTCGTAGCGGTTGCTAGAATTCTTCCACCAGCCATGCACAATGACACGCCAGTTAGACCGTATCATCTCAGGCAAAGCAGGCGCATCTTCAATCTTTTTAATGCGTGCGCTCATGTTACTTTTGCTCGTTACTTGTATTGCAAGCGTTTCACCGTTGCCCACCGCAAGCAGGTCAATGCAACCGTACAGGTCGTGCTTGCGCTTAGTAAAAGCGTTGTAATACTCAACGGTAGCCACCGTGTAACCTTGTTTCTCTAGCATCTTTTTTGAGCGCAGGGATAACGTCATAATATTTGGCTCAAAACTTTGTTGAGCGCATCAAGCTCGGTCATTTTCATAACTCGCCACATATTTTTCTGCCCATGTATGCCATTTAAAGACCCTTGGTGACAATCTTTACACAGAGGTATGCAAAGGTACTGCTTGTGTTGCTCAATGTGGTGTGCATCGCTTGGCGGGGGCGCATCGCACACAGCACACGATAGTGACTTAATCATGCCAAGGTGCTTGCGCTCTTTTGCGTTCAATTTATTGTTCATCGCCGTACATCTTTTGTAGTTCATCGTCATGCATCTTTTGTAGTAGCACAAACGCATCTTTCAATATGTCTAACCTTGTACTAGTATCCTCGTTACTAAAATATTCACTACTTTTTAACGTTACTTCGTATTTTTCTTCATCAAAGAATATTGCAATCGCTCTCATTTTTCTGCTCCGTAAATTCTTTATAAAGTGTTGCTCGGTCAATGCGTGTCGCGTGTTCTAAAAAGTCAAACATTCTTGCGCCTTGGGCTTTGTCTGGGTACGCAGACTTAACTAGTCGATAGCGGCAACCTACACATTTATTGTCGTAGGTTGAGCCGCTTAATTCACATATATTGCATTGCATTATGATTGTTTATCTCCTTGGTATTTAGCCCCGTTAATTCGGGGTTTTTTTTTGCCTAAAATTTTGTTTATTTCTTTGTGTCTTTGCTTGTGACAAGGGTTACAGAACCAAACAACGTCTAAAGGCTTATCATAATCTTCGTGATGTGCAACAGATTTAGCATCATTACAAACAAGACAGTTTTGCTTTAATAAATCTCCTTTTTTAATTTCTCTAGCAACGATAGAATGACATCTTGACCTTCTTAAATCTTCTTGCCGCCACGCTTTGGTTACTTCAATTGATAATTTAATCCGATGTGGCAATTTTCCACGTTTCCTGTCATACGCTCTAATTTTTTCAATATTTTTACTCCTGTGTTCTAAAACATCTTTTTTAGTACAATCTTTGCATTTATTAAGGTGGCCATCAAGCATTGCTGGGTGTTTATAAAACTCCGATAATAACTTGATGGCATTACACTTAAAACATTTTTTTGAATGAATCATGCAGTACTCCTCGTGTAAAAAGTACTGCCATTATAAACCCATTCTAATTAAAAGGGATATCTGAATCCATGTCAGCCAATTCTTGCTTTGGTGCTTGCTTAACTGGTTTAGGCGGTGCATCTGCCTTATCATTTGAGCCAGTCAACCCAACATCTTGTACGATACCCTCAAGTGAAACACCTTGCGTACCATCTTTTGATGTGTATTGGTTAACGTTTACATCTGAAATCTCAGCGTATATCAATTGTCCTTTGCCGAGATATGGCGCAAGCGATTCCGCACGTTTACCAAATAGCGAGGCGCGTACCCATTGGCTTTTCTTTTCTTTGCCGTAGTTGTACGCAAGACTTAGTTGCAGTACAGCCATGCCACTTGATGAATAACGCAATTCAGGCTCGTTCCCGATACGATAAAGACCGATTAACTTTGACATTTTTATACTTCCTCTGTAATTAACTGTTCAAACATCTGTTCAACTTCATCTAAAAACTTTACTGCTTCAGCTTCCACATTTTTAATTTCCTCGGCTGTCGGCTCATACAACCTGATAAACAATTGTTTGCCTTTTGGCATTCTTGGGTCAAATGATGCAAACCATACTGCTTTTCCTGTACAAGCTGATTGCGTACACATTTGCGGTTTGTATTCATCTGGAATCACACCACCAAGCAAATATTTAAGATGTGTTGAGGTAGTCGGGCATTTAATCTCAATCGCACGACCATCTGACACAAAACCATCGGGGCTTGCACCAAAGTACTCAATCATCGGGTGGTCAATAAATCCTACGTCTGTTATTTTTAAGCCAGCATGAGATTCAAATGCTTCTTTTGCCATTGCTTCGTGATCAATGCCCCACTGCATTGCAGAGTTTACAAACTTCGGCACAATGTTATCAGTTAACCGTTCTGCAAGAATCTCAATCTTAAGGTCTTTGCGTGCAGCAGAATCGCCTCCGCCTTTTAGATACGACATTGCCGAGGCCATGCGTGAAGCTGTAATTTTTCCTATTCTTGCGTTAAACCATGCGCCAGTTCCCTGTTTTGCGTTTTCCTCTCTCATGCTTCACCTTTAATTTGTTTACCCAATGTGGCAACTTCTGTTTTGATAGACGCACGCTCAGGCGCAGTCAATTCAGCCCACAGCCCTTTAACTTCGGCCTCAGTCGTCATTCCTGAGAGCAACGCAAGCAATTCAGGCTTACCGCGTGGTTCAGGTTCTGCTACAGGCTCGCTATATGGCAAATCCTCACCTGCATATATATAAAGACCAAGACCGTGCGCAGCAATCCCTTTTACAAGGCAACGCATCATGTTTTTGTTAACCTGAAACGCATCAGGTTGTTTAATAGCCTGGTTGCGATGATCCATAACAGGCAAGTGCATTGTGATGGCTTTTTCAAATGCGGTAACTGTGCAGCTGACCATCATTGTTTCGCCAAACATAATAGGGTCGTTAAATACCCAATTGGCTTTGGGGTCTACACGCATAAGCTGGTCTAATGCCCAAGCCCACGAAAGGTAAGACAAGTTGGCTTTCTTTTCAATGTGCTTAGACACATCAATTCTTGCTAGTTGTTCAAAATGGTTCATTTAGTTCTCCGATTAAGTTTGTATTGTGCGTACCGAGTATTGTTGCCGTCTAGCATTATGGTCGTTATATCAAAGCCTTTGCCCCGCAGTTTAAACACAATGTCAGCAAGCCGTGTTGCACGAAATAATTCAAACGCTTGCCAACTGGTGATGGTCTTGCCTTTTTTTAGGTGAGCAAACACCGCATCGGTCTTAGTCATAATGCCTCCACGGTTATACGGTACTGTGTGCCGTTCTTGTCGACAACCTCTAGCATGCGCTTGCCCACCTGAGAATAAACGTCATACGCGTGTTCTACGTGCTCTACACGGTCAGATTCACGCAAGGCGTGTAAGCATACGTCTGCCAATTGGTCAGCGTATACGAACATGGATTTAGTTTTCATTCTGCGCCCTCCAAGTATTCACGATTACTGATACCGTAAAATTGCTCAACTTCTTCGGGTTCAATAGACTGGATAACTTCCCATTCACCAGGAGTAACGTCTAGCAAAGCATCGTCAATATGGTCATCGTCTTTTGCGTACACAATAGCGCACACTTTTTGCACGCGGGTTGAGTAAATTTTGTACATTGGCATTTGGTTTCTCCGTTGTATGGTTTACAATTTTTTAGGGTATTGGGCTATGGCTTGTTTTAAAAACAACAAAGATTGTTGAGAGGTGTTGCGTGACTCTTTCTCCGCAATCTTACGCAACTGATCAAGCGTTTCTTTCTCAATGCGAATGTTTAAAAATTGATTTTTTAATAACATGATTACTCCTTTTCAATGTAACGATTGAGCCGCACTGTTTGCAGTTGCTAACGCTTTCATAACAATTCTAATTGTTGCCATTTTCATAGCGTCAACGTTAACATTTTTAGCCAAATTTTCAAGTTCATTAAGCGATGCTAATGCCGCATTTATTCGTATTTGCACGTCATAAACCGCGTTTGCATAAAGGTCTGGGCGTTTAATGACAATTTCCATTGGCTGATAATTGCGTACACCCGTTTCGTTTATAACGTTAACAAATGCGGTTTGTGCCTGATTTTCATTGTCTAACACAACCTTAACTGAGCGAATTAGATTGCGGGCTGTATGAGTCCGCCATTCCTCTGCTGCAACGCCATCGTTCCACTCAAACGCAGGGTGCAGCGGGGCTTTTTTTGGTCGCGATTCGTTAACCACATCTGATGCGATTAAAGCATTGTTTTTTGAATAAATGCGATCAAGTTCGTTGCCAACTAAATCGGCTGACACGTTTAATCGTGAACCTTCTTTAAATACAAATTTTCTTGCGTTGATTACTTTTAAGTTGCTCATTTTATTTCCTTTGATTTAGATTAAATTGCCTGCCTTGCCGCTCCTAGCCTAGCCTCGCCACGCCTGCCATGCCCCGCCACGCCTC